CGTGCCCCGCCGACTGCGGCCGCACCCGCGCACCCCGCCAGTACCTCTGCCGCGACTGCTGGTTCCAACTCCCCAGAGAGACCCGCCGCCTGCTCACCGACACCGGCCACGCCGCAGTCGACCGGCTCCGCCAACTTCTCGACCAGATCCACGCCGGCGTCCCGCTCCCCGACATCCGCCTCCAGTAGCCCGCCCGTGGCCGCCCGCACCCCGGGCGGCCACCACACCCCGAAAGGCACCCACCATGACCCACCGCATCAAGAAGGACCAGGAGTACGAGAGCTGCCAGCCCACGTACTACGGCAGCACCGGGCCCGAATACACCCGCATCCGCGTCATCGAACCTCCGCGCCACGAGGCAGGCCGCGTCGGCATCGCCACCGTGCACGAGGACGGCCGGTTGCTCCGCCGCCGCATCATCAACGCCCGCCAGCTCCACGCCACCGGCACTGTCGGCGCCGAGCAGCTGCCGCGCCGCACCGGCTACCGACTGGTGACGGACGAGGGGAGCAGCGAGCAGTGACCACCACTACCGCGGCCCGCCGACTGACCACCGCCGAACTCCGCACCCTGACCGAGGTCGCCCGCGGCGGCGGCCGAGACGCGGTCGCCGCGCGGCTGGGCCTGAGCCCCCTCACCGTCAAGTCGCAGCTGCGCAACGCGTCCAAGAAGCTGCGCGCCCGGTCCACGGCGCACCTGGTGACGATCGCGATCCGCACCCGGCAGCTCCCCGTCGACGTCGCAGCCGGCAGCGAGGTGACCCGGTGAACCGCTGGCACGCCCGCCCCCGCAACTGGCTGATCGTCGCTGCCTTCTGCACCGGGTTCGTGTGCGCCGCCGTCTGGCCCCTGCTGACGGCGTACGCGCTCGGGACCATCGTCGCCGTCTGCGCGCTGTGGTTCGGGACCCGGAAGCTGCTCACCGAGCGGCGGCCCGCCCCGGCCGCCGAGCCGGCCCCCGCCGAGCAGCCGTCCGTCTGCTGCTGCGTCTGCGGCGGCCCGAAGACCGTCTACGAGAACTGCAACGGGCTCCTCTTCTGCTGGCCCTGCGCCGACTGCTCCTGCGACCAGACACCCTGCGTCCGCACCGGCATCCACGACCCGACGGTGAGCAGCGAAGCGGCCGACCGCGCGCGCCGCGTCCGTGTCGGCGGCGCCCTCCGCGAGTACCTCAAGGCCAACACCGCGCCGCCGCTCCGCGACCAGTTCGGCCAGACCCTGCCGTCCCTCTTCAGCGCCACCGAGTACGACCTGGCCGACGTAGCCATCGCCGAGCTCGCGCCGGAACTCGAAGCGCTGGCCCGTGTGCGGAAGGCCCGGGATCGCATCGCCCACGCCGACCCGCGCAACGACGCCATCTGGGCGCTCGACGAACTGGACGCCGCGCTCGACAACCCGGCGGCCGAGGGGGGCAATCGGTGAAGGCCACCATCACAGGACGCCTCGGCCCACGCGAGATCCAGACCCTCCGCGGCATCGCCCGCGGCCAGACCCTCGCCGAGATCGCCCACGACATGCGCGTCACCAAGGACAGCGTCCGCAGCTACCTCCGCGACGTCCGCACCAAGCTCGGCGTACTCACCCGCGAAGACGCCGTCCGCGTCGGCCGCCACCTCGGCTACATCACCGAGGGCTGTCCCACCTGCGGCCGCGGCCCCAACGAACTCACCGCCGCCCACGACACGGTCGACGGCCTGGCGCCCGACGTCCTGCACCACGCGATCCGCGTCCTCGCCCGCCGCGACCCGGAGTGGTGGCGCAGCCAGCTGGACCGCATGGACCGCATGACCCACACCGCCAACCAGCAGATCGCCCTCGGAGCACGCCCATGACCAAGCGCAAGGCAGCCCCCGCCGCCATCCACACCCCGGACGGCCCGCCGCCGACCCTCAGCGACCGCATCCGCTACTTCGTCCAGCAGCTCATGGCCCGCGCCGCCCAACCCGGCCCGAACGGAGACCCCGACCTCGAACTCGGCGGCCTCGCCGTCGCCCTGGCGATGGTCGCTAATGACGCCGAGCAGGAGATCGCGCGGCTGACGCTCCAGCGGGACCTCGCGCAGCCGGCGCCCACGCCCTGGGCGTACGAGCAGGCGTGCAAGGCACTCCGGAAGCACAACGACCGCGCTGACGCCGCCGAAGCCGCGCTCGCCGCGTTCCACGAGGGTGAGGAGCCCTACGAGGACGAGGCCACCGTCCCCACCCCCGCGCAGTGGGTGTGGAAGTGGAACCGTGCCACGTCTGCGCGGCGGCTCGAACTGGTGGAAGCCGTGCAGGGGGCGCAGGCCCGCGCTGACCGGTGCCTGTTCGGGAGCCATGACAGCGCTCTGGCGGAACTCCACGAGGCGCGGGTCATCATCGCCGCCGTCCGCGCCCTCCACCACGAATGGACCGGCGCCGCGCCCGGCTGCTGCGCGCACTGCCAGGACGGCATGGGCACCCCACTGCCCTACCCGTGCCCCACGATCCAGGCGCTCGACGACACCGCCCCGAGCAGCGTCCTCACGGTTCAGGAGCCGCTCACCGAGGAGCAGGCCGACGCCCTCCGCACCCGCTGGACCGAGCACTTCGCCGAGCACACCCGCAACGGCAGCATCAGCCCCTATTCGCCGAGCCGCGTCGCTGAGGACATCGAGCAGGCCGCCCGACCTACGGAGGCGCCGTGATCTGCCTGACCTGCCGTATCGCAGCCGACGCCCAAGCACCCGCCGACCAGCACTGCGACACCGTGCCCGGCCCCGGTGCGGCGTGCGACTGCCAACACCGCACCGACCGCTACCGCAAGCTCGACGGACGCGCCGTCGTCGCCCAGTTCTACCGCTGGCTCGACGAACTCACCCGCCCCCGGCTCCCGGGCCCTGACGCGATCTGCCCCTGCGGCGGCGTCCAGTTCGCCGGACGGCCCATCCACAACGCCGACTGCCCGTGGAAGAACGACCCGGCGCCCCTCCGCGCCGTTGCCGCACAGGCCCTCGGCGAGCAGCCCGACGCGCAGCCGTTCAACATCCGGAGCTGGCCGGCGCCGAAGGTCACGCCGTGCCCGTGCGGCGGCGCCGTCATCGACGGCGAGCCCATCCACGCGCCGGACTGCCCCGTCCACCCCGTGCGGCTTCACGTGATCGAGGCCGCCGCGACCGCCGCGCTCCCCGCCGAACTCCGCGCCGGCGGCATCCACTTCGCGTTCGAACCCACCACGGAGGACTGACCCATGCCCAAGCACACACTCGCCATCCGCAAGTACGACACCTACGGCCACGAGGTCATCCTCGACGGCACCAACATCGCCAACGGCATCGACGGCCTCACGATCACCATGCGCGCGGGCCAGCCGTCCAAGGTCGAGGTGAGCATGCCGATCGTCGACGTCACCGAGCTGCAGGACCCCGAGCCGCGGATCCTCGTCACCGACGCCACCCGCGCCGCGCTGCTCGCCCTCGGCTGGACGGCGCCCGCAGAGCCCGGGGAGAAGCCGACGCCGACCTCGTTCCCCGACGTGAAGGGTCACTGCCCCGCCTGCGGAGGCACCAGCCTCTTCCTCGGCGAAGGCGGCTACCCCACCTGCTCCCGCGCCGAGTGCCCGGAACCGGACGCCGCCAGCACGCTGCTGGAGCGCGATGCGCGCCGCCAGGACGCCGACCAGGCGGCGGCGGCCGCGGCCGGCAAGGAGGTCTGACCCATGCCCCGCACCTACGACCAGACCACCAGCACCGCCCAGCCCGGCACACCGCCCGCCGGACCGGCCGGAGCAAGCAGCGCGCAGCCGATCGCCTACGGAGACCTGCGGTGCAGCATCGTCCTCGGCCGCGGCATCGTCGTCGAGGTGGCAGCCGAACACACGAAGATCTCCGTCGCCGTGCTGACCTCCTCGCCGCTCGGCATCCGCCACCCCTACGGCGACCGCATCCGCATCGCCGAGCAGGTCGAGTACGAGATCACCGGCTACGACCCAGCCGACTGCACTCTCACCCTGCACCTCGTCCACGACTGGCGGCCCGGCCAAAAGGACGACCCGAACGCGGAGCAGCCGGACCACCAGGACTGATACCCGCCGGGTATCAGCCCGTGCGACGATCAACACGCAGGAAGGAGGCCCACGATGAACGACGACACCCCAGCCTGGGACTACCCCGACATCCCGCCCCCACCACCACGACTCCCGCGGGCCCGCGACGGCCACCAGCAGTTCACGTCCCCCCGCAACCAGCGCGACCGCGACGTGTGGGCCGCCGAGCGCTGGGTCCAGAACGGCTGGACGCACCAGCAGATCGCCGACGCCCTCGGCCTCTCCGCCAAGAGCAGCGCACACGAGGCCGTCGAACGGGGCCTGCGCGCGCCGGCCGCCGAGCGGGAGCAGCGCGCCAGCGACAACCGGGAGCTGCTCCGCGCACGCCTGGAGCTGCTCCACACCACCGCCCTGGACGTCATGGCCCGCAAGCACCTGACCGTGTCGTTCGGGAAGGTCATCACAATCAAGGACGATGACGGCAACGAGGTACCGCTCATCGACGACGGGCCGGTCCTTCAGGCCATCGACCGACTACTGAAGATCAACGAGTCCCAGCGCAAGTTCGACGGCCTCGACGCGCCCACACAGGTCAGCCTCGGCGGCGAAGTCACGTACAACCTCGTCGGCGTCGACCCGGACGACCTGTCGTGACGTCCGGGACGCTGGTGCGCACCTACGAGCCGCACGGCTCCGCGCTGGAGGTGTTCGGCCGGCGGGAACCCGAGGTGTTGATGTCCGGCCCGGCCGGCACCGGCAAGTCCCGGGCGTGCCTGGAGAAGATCCACGCCATGTGCCTGAAGACCCCCGGCGTCCGGGCGCTGGCGGTCCGCAAGACCGGCAAGTCCCTCGCCGCCACCGGCCTCGTGACGTTCCGGGAGCACGTCGCCGAAGCGTCGATCAAGGCCGGGCACGTGAAGTGGTTCGGCGGCAGCCAGCAGGAGCCCGCGGCGTACCGGTACGCCAACGGCTCCACGATGGTCGTCGGCGGCATGGACGACCCCACGAAAATCATGTCCGCCGAGTACGACGTCGCCTATGCGCAGGAGGCGACCGAGCTGACCCTCAACGACTGGGAGTCCATCACCACCCGCCTCCGCAACGGACGGATCTCCTTCCAGCAGCTCCTCGGCGACTGCAACCCGTCGCACCCCTCGCACTGGCTGAAGCAGCGCTGCGACCGCGGGCAGACGGTGATGCTCCACTGCCACCACGAGGACAACCCGACGCTGTGGCAGGGCGGCGTGTGGACGCCGCGGGGCGTCGCGTACATCTCGAAGCTCGACGCGCTGACCGGTGCCCGCAAGGAGCGGCTGCGGTACGGCCGTTGGGTCGCGGCCGAGGGCCTGGTCTACGAGGCGTGGGACCCGGCCGTGCACCTGGTCGCCCCGTTCGACGTCCCGGACTCCTGGACGCTGTGGATCACCGTGGACTTCGGGTACACCAACCCGACGGTGATCCAGTTCTGGCGGCAGGACGGCGACGGCCGACTGTTCCTGACGAAAGAGATCTACCGGGCGCAGACCCTCGTGGAGGACCACGCCCGGGCGGTCCTGGCGATCCTCAAGGACGACAAAGGCCGGTGGCGCGGGCCGCGGCCGCGCGCGGTGATCTGCGACCACGACGCGGAGGACCGGGCCACGCTGGAGCGGCACCTCGGGCTGTCGACCGTCGCGGCGCACAAGGGCGTGAGCGACGGGATCCAGGCGGTGCAGTCCCGTTTGAAGGCGGCGGGCGACGGCCGGCCGCGACTCTTCCTCTTCCGGGATGCCCTGGTGAGCCGGGACCCCGAGCTCGACGCGGCGAAGAGGCCCTGCTCCACGGAGGAGGAGGTCACGGGCTACGTGTGGGACCGGGGGTCGGAGGCGCAGCGGGCCGCGGACAAGCCCCCGAAGGAAGCCCCGGTGAAGACGAACGATCACGGCATGGACGCGATGCGATACATGGTGGCCGAGGTCGACCTCGGCGGCCGGCCGCGGATCCGCTGGATGTAACCGGCTCTCAGCCACCCCCTGACTACCTGGAGTTGAAATGCGCCGCCTCACGCCCACCGCACTGAAAGATTTGCTGTCTGGCGTCCTCTTGACAGGAGGATTTACAGTAATCTCAACTGGAATCGCGGATCTTTGCGGTTCGGGCTACGGGCTGATCGCAGGCGGGATCGGCCTCGTGGGGCTCCAGCAGTGGTGGGCGAAGAGCGGCGGGTAGCAGAGAGGGGGCCGGCGATGCGACGAGGATTCCTCTCCGTCGTCGGCTCCCAGCTCACCTCCCTCCGCAACACCACGCCCGTCCCGTACACCGCGAACACCACGCCCCGCCCGATGCGCGGCGGCGGCCTGTGGGGACTCGGCAACAGCTCCGAGGCGCAGATGCGCGCGATGGGCTCGAACGGGATGCTGTTCGCCGTCGTCGACCGGATCATCACGTCGTACTCGCAGGTCGAATGGCACCTCTACCGCAAGGCGAAGTCCGGGCACCCCGAGGACCGCGAAGAGGTCACCAGCCACGCCGCGCTCGACCTGTGGAACCAGCCCAACAAGTTCATGACCGGGCCCAGCTTCCGAGAGACCAGCCAGCAGCATGAGGAACTGGTCGGGGAGCAGTACTGGGTCGCAGCGAAGCACGAGCGGTTCAACCTGCCGCTGGAGCTGTGGCCGGTCCGCCCGGACCGCATGAACCCGGTGCCCGACCCGCAGGCGTTCCTGTCCGGCTACCAGTACACCGGGCCCGGCGGCCAGGTCGTCGACCTGCGCCTCGACGAGGTGTTCTTCCAGCGGCGCCCCAACCCGCTGGATCCGTACCGCGGGTGGGGCGCGGTGCAGACGATCCTCACCGACCTCGACAGCTCCCGGTACTCCCGCGAGTGGAACCGGAACTTCTTCCTCAACAACGCCGAGCCCGGCGGCATCCTCCAGGTCGAAAAGCGCCTCACCGACGACGAGTTCGACGAGCACCAGGCCCGCTGGAACGAGCAGCACCGCGGCATCAGCAACGGCCACCGCGTGGCGCTGCTGGAGAACGGCATCACCTGGCAGGACCGCAAATACACCGCCCGCGACATGCAGTTCGCCGAACTGTCCGAGGTGTCCGACGAGAAGATCCGCGGCGCGTTCGGCTTCCCCCGCCCGATGACCGGCGCCACCGACGACATCAACAGGGCGAACGCCGAGGCCGGCGAAGTCGTGTTCGCACGCTGGCTGATCCTCGTCCGCCTTCGCCGCACGAAGGCGATCCTCAATACCCAGCTGCTGCCCATGTACGGGCGCCTCGGCGCCGGGCTGGAGTTCGACTTCGACAACCCGGTCCCCGCCGACCTTGAGGCCGAGGCCGCGCAGCTCACCGCCCGCGCGAACGCCGCCTCGCTGCTCCGCTCCGCCGGCTGGGCCCCCGACGACATCCTCTCGACCGTCGGCCTGCCGGAGATGCGCTGGATCGGCGGCCCGGCGCCGGCCGCCCCGGGCCAGGAGACCACCTTCGAGGAGCAGGTCGCCCAGCTCCTCTCCGCCGCGACAGGAGACCGCTGATGGCGTGGATGAACATCCCGGAGGCGCCCGCGGCCGCCGCCCGCCGCGCCGCGCAGGCACAGGCCGGCGCGCAGGCAGCGCAGGCACCGCGCTGGTACACGATCAACAACGCCGCGGACCCGGAAGAGGCCGAGGTGCTGCTGTACGACGCGGTGGGCGGCTGGTTCGGGATCTATGCCGACGAGTTCCTCGACGATCTGCGGCAGATCACTGCGCCGAAGATGCGGCTGCGCATCAACTCCCCGGGCGGCTCCGTCTTCGAGGGCATCGCGATCGCCAACGCGCTGCGTGCGCACCCGGCCACCGTGACGGTGCAGGTCGATGGGATCGCCGCCTCGATCGCGTCCGTCATCGCGATGGCCGGCGACCGCATCGAGATGGCCCCGAACTCGATGCTGATGATCCATGAGGCGTCCGGCGTGTGCATGGGCGACGCCGCCGAGATGGCGAAGATGGCCGAAGTCCTCGACCTGATCAGCAAGAACATCGCCAACGCCTACGCCGCCCGCGCCGGATCCGACGCCGCCGGCTGGCGGGCCGCCATGCAGGCCGAGACCTGGTACCTGCCCGATGCGGCTGTCGCTGCGGGCCTCGCCGACGTGGCGCTGTCCGCCGTCCCGGAGTCCCCGAACGAGCCGGCCGACCCCGAAGAGGAAGACGAGGACGAGTCGGAGCTGATGGAGGCTCGGCTGCACGCCAGCTTCGACCTCGCCGCGTTCGGCTATGCCGGTCCGCCCAAGGCGCAGCGGCCGAAGCCCGGCCCGCCGCCCGCCGCCGAGCCCGCGGCCGCCACGGCAGAGCCGACGACGCTGACGATCCGCCTCGGCGACGCCGTCGGCGAAGACCTCGTGGCGACCCTCCGGCGCGCCATCGCCAAGGACTCCTCGCCGCAGCCCTCGGGGACGGGGCCGCAAGGCGAGGACGAGGCCGCCGGCACCGACGCTTCCCCCGAGGCGCCGGAGCCGGCGGCCGCCGATGACGAGCCGGCCGAGGACCCCGCCGCCGCAGACCCGTGGGCTGAACACATCGCCCGCCTCACCACCCCGCAGCCCGACCCGTGGGCCGCGGACATCGCACGACTCACCGGCCCAGCGTCGTCACGCGCGACGGAATCCTGAGGAGGAGCACATGGCCACACCCACCGTCCCGCGCAACCAGGACGAGCTGGCGGAGATGTTCTCGGACGGCAAGTTCCTGAAGCGGTTCGAGAACCAGGAAGACCTCCAGCAGTTCATCACCGACTACGGCCAGGCCCAGCAGGGCGACGGCACCGACACCCAGCGCCTCGTCGCCGAGGAGACGCAGAGGGTCTTCGCGCAGATGCTGAAGGACAACGGCATCGAGGGCATGGGGAAGGACGCGATCAAGCGCCTGAACCTCGACCCGCAGGCCAAGCGCGAGGGCAACATGCTCTCCAGCCACCGCCAGGCCACCGCCCACAACCCGGCCGCCCCCGGCGCCGCGGCCGACGGGCTGTTCGAGAACGGCATCGACTACATCCGGAACATCTGGCACAAGAACACGCGGGCGGACGCCGACAAGCTCAGCACGCTCCGCAACGCGGCCAGCTCCGTCAGCCCGTCCGACGGCGGGTTCCTCGTCCCCGAGACCCTGCGCGCGCAGCTCATGCAGATCGCGCTGGAGCAGTCCACCGTCCGGCCGCGGGCGACCGTCGTGCCGATGGAGTCCGCGCGGGTGCCGTTCCCGATCATCGACTCGACGACGAACGCGGGCTCGGTCTTCGGCGGCATGATCGCCTACTGGACCGAAGAGGCGGCGATGCTCCAGGACGCCAACCCGAAGTTCGGGAAGGTCGAGCTGGACGCCAAGAAGCTCACCGGCCTCAGCGCCGTGCCGAACGAGCTGCTGCAGGACTCCATCGTCTCCTTCATGGCGCTGCTCGAGCGGCTGTGGCCGCAGGCGCTGGCGTTCGAGGAGGACAACAAGTTCACCGCCGGCTCCGGCGTCGGCGAGCCGCTCGGCTACCGCGGCGCCAACAACACGGCGAGCGTCGCAGTGGCTCGCGGCACCAGCAACAAGATCCAGTACGTGGACATCGTCAACATGTTCGCCCGCATGCTGCCGTCCAGCCTCAACAACGCCGTGTGGACCTGCTCCCCGGACGCCATCCCGCAGCTCCTGCAGATGGCCCTCAGCGTCGGCACCGGCGGCAACAGCGTGTTCGTCGTCAACGCCACCGCCGACATGCCCATGAGCATCTTCGGCCGCCCGCTGATCATCACGGAGAAGGCCGGACAGCTCGGCGCCCGCGGCGACCTGGCGTTCACCGACCTCGGCTACTACCTCGTCGGCGACCGCCAGACCATGACCGCCGACTCCTCGACGGACTACAACTTCGGGTCCGACAAGACCACCTTCCGGATCATCCAGCGCGTCGACGGCCGCCCGTGGCTCCAGTCCGCGATCACCCCCGCCAACGGGTCGAGCAACACCCTCACCCCGTTCGTCGAGCTGGCCGCGTAACACCCCCTGGCCGGCCCCGGCACTCAACCCCCGGGGCCGGCCACCAACCGGGCCGGCAGCGTCGCCCCGGCAACGGCATCACAGACACAGGAGGGAGCCGGTCATGGCTCAGAAGGCACTCGGCAGGACGTACAACGCGACGCCCGGCGCCGACGGCAAGTGGATCGCCGTGAAGAACGCGGGCGGCGTGGCGTTCGTCTGCTACCTGGCCGGCGCCGTCGGCGACGTCTACACGCTCCAGGAGGCCAAGGACTCCGCGGGCACCGGCGCGCAGAACCTCGCGATCATCACCGAGTACTACACCAACACCGGTGACGGCTCCGACGCGTGGGTGAAGCGCACGCAGGCCGCCGGCGCGGTCGTCACCACCACGGCCACCGCGGCGCAGAACGCGATGGTCGTCGAGGTGCTCGGCGTCTCCCTCGACGACGGCTACCGGTACCTGAAGCTCACCAGCACCGGCGCCGGGGCCGTCAACGCCCAGCACTTCGACCTGATGACGCAGCGCGGCGCGGCCAACCTCCCGGCGATGGGCGTCTGATGTCCGCCTGGGTGTGCCGGAACTGCAACGCCGCGTACTCCGTGGGCGCCCCCGAGTGCCCGGAGTGCGGCTCCAGCAGCCGCATCGCAGAAGCCGAGCAGAACGAGATCGAGGAGGCCGCAGCCATGGCCAAGTCCACCGTTCACGGCGGTCCGACCGCCGACGACGCCGAGGGAGGTGAGCAGTCATCGCCGACACCGGAGGAGGGTGGTACGACCTCGTCGACATCCTCCAAGAAGCACGAGACCTCGCCCGAGACGAGTACGAGCGAGGACCAGTCGCCTGCCCGCAAGACGGGGAGCCGCTCCGCGAAGGGCCGGACGGGCAGCTCTTCTGCCCGTGGGACGGCTGGCGACCAGACGGCACCTTCCTCTGACAGCGACGAGGACTGAGCCGACCCATGGATCAGGACCAGGTCTGGTACGCCACACGCGAGGACGTCCGGTCCGCGCTGTCGTCGGCGTCCACTGCTCGCAGCGACGAGCAGATCGACCGCGCGATCGAGACGGGATCTCGCGCGGTCGATGACCTGTGCCAGCGCTCCTTCGCCCCCGTGCTGGCGACCCGGTACAAGGACTGGCCGAGCCTGCAGCGGACGCGCGCCTGGAAGCTCTACCTCGACCGTGACGAGGTGATCTCCGTGCAGACCCTCACCTCGGCCGGCGTGGAGATCCCCGACACGGACTACTACCCCGAGCCCGTCAACAGCGGTCCGCCGTACACCCGGATCGAAACGCGGCTGGACCGGCCGAGCATGTTCAACACCGGCCAGACGCACCAGCGGGCCATCGCCATCACGGGTGTGTTCGGGTACCGCGACGACAGCGTCACCGCGAGCAGCCTCACCGCCAGCATCGACGCGAGCCAGGCCAGCATCACCATCGACACCCCGTCCGCGGTGGGCGTCGGCTCGCTGCTCCGGATCGGCGACGAGCGGCTGATCGTCACTGGCAAGACGATCGGGAACACGGGGCAGGTGCTGCAGACGCCGCTCGCGGCGAAGAAGGACGCCGTCCTGCTGGACGCGGCCGACGGCTCGCGGTTCGCGAAGGGCGACGTCATCAAGCTCGGCGCCGAGTCGATGCTCGTCCGCGCTGTCGCCAGCAACCAGCTCACCGTCGAGCGCGCCTTCGACGGCACGGTCCTCGACTCCCACTCCGCAGACGCCATCTGGGCCGCGACGACCCTGACCGTGGCCCGGGGCGTGTGCGGCACGACCGCGGCGACCGCCGCCAGCGGCGCGCCGGTCACGCGGTGGGTGGCGCCGGCGCAGGCCCGCACCCTGGCAATCGCCGAGGCCATGTGCACGCTGCTGTCCGAGCAGGCCGGGTACGCCCGGACCGTCCGGGCGCAGGCCGGCACCGGCACCCGGTCGGTGGCCGCCATCACGGCGGAACGCGACGCACTGCGGCAGCAGGTGGCGGACTCGCGCCTCGCCCGCAAGATCCGAACCAGGGCGGTGTGACATGCCGTTCGGAATCAACGTCGTCCTGAAGGGCCCGATCGTCGAAGGCCGCGGGCTGATCGGCACCGAGCGCCTGACGCTCGTGGCGCTGGCCGAGGTCGCGGACTACGCCTTCCACGAGGTGCAGATGGAGCTGATCCATGTGCTCCAGAACCCCACGGGCTACTACGAGTCGAGGATCGTCAAGGAGCGCGCCGGCTTCAACGCGTACTCGATCAACGACTCGAACGTGATCTACGGCCCGTGGCTGGAGGGCATCGGTTCCAGGAACTTCCCGGTCACGAAGTTCAAGGGCTACGGCACGTTTCGGCGCGTCCGGAACCGGATCGCGCAGAAGTCCGGCGCGATCGGCGAGGCGGCCGTGGCCCGCAAGATCGGGGGGGTGCTGGGATGACCCTCGACGCGACCGGGCTCCTCAACGCCGTGCAAGACCATGCTCTCGCGAGCGGCTGGTTCGAGGCCGTCAACGGGCACGAGCCGAAGTCCCCGCCGGACACCAGCGGCCTGACCGCGGCGGTGTGGGTGCAGCGCATCACCCCGGCGGTCGGCGGCTCCGGCCTGAACGCGACGAGCATCCGCCTGGAGCTGATGCTCCGCATGTACGCGGGGATCGACCAGGAGCCCGCGGACATGCTCGACCCGAACATGCTCGCCGCGCTCGACGACCTGCTGGGCCGCTACTCCGGCGACTTCGAGCTCGACGGCGACGTCCGGCAGGTCGACCTCCTCGGGCAGTTCGGCGACCCGCTGTCCGCCCGCGCGGGCTACATGATCCAGGGCGGCACGGAGTACCGCGTCCTGGACATCACGCTGCCGCTCATCGTCAACGATCTCTGGGACCAGGAGGCATAGGCCATGTCCAAGACAGGCGGCCTCGGAGACGCCCTCTACTACGGCGGCTTCGACATGTCCGGCGACGTGCAGGCCCTCGGCAACGTCGGCGGCGGCCCCGCCCTGTTGCCGTTCACCGACATCACCCAGGCCGCCATGGCGCGGCAGGGCGGCCTGCGGGACGGCCGGATCGAGTGGACGTCGTACTTCAACCCGGGCCTGCCGGCGAACGCGGCGCACGGGCTGCTGTCGACGCTGCCGCGCGGCGACGTGCTGGTGACGTACTGCCGCGGCACCGTGCTGGGCGCGCCAGCCGCCTGCCTGAACGGGAAGCAGGTCAACTACGACGGCACGAGGGCGAACGACGGCTCGTTCCCATTCGCCGTGTCCGGGCAGGCCAACAGCTACGGCCTGGAGTGGGGCAAGCTCCTCACGGCCGGCATGCGCACAGACACCGCGGCGACCCTCGGCTCGTCCATCGACACCGGCGGCGCGCTGAGCTTCGGCGCGCAGGCGTACCTCCACGTCAGCGCGCTCACCGGTGCAGACGTCACGGTCAAGATCCAGGACTCGGCGGACAACGCCACCTTCACCGACGTGGCGGGCCTCACCTTCGCCCAGGTGACCGCAGGGCCGAACACGCAGCGCATCGCGATCGCCAACACCGCGACGGTGCGCCGGTACCTCCGCGCGGTGAGCGTGACGACCGGTGGCTTCACCTCCGCGACCTTTGCCGTGGTGATCAACAAGAACGAGTGCGCGGGGGTGACCTTCTGATGTCCGCGATCGAACCGCTCATGGGCCCGGAGTCCTACAAGAGCTTCGTGATCTCCCAGCCGCTGGCGACGCACTGGCGCCCGGCGACGTGCGAGGAGGTCAACTGCGCTGACCACGCCAACGGCTGGAAGGTCCGCGTCGAGGGCCTGCCCGCGCAGATGCTCCACGACGCCCGCACCTCCGGCCGCCGGTACAGCGAACTCCCCGTCGCCGAGGGCGAGACGTGGCTCATCTTCGAGGCCGGGCAGCCCTGCTTCCGCGCCTCGCAGCACCGGGCGCCGCTCAGCCGGCCGCCGCTGTACCTCGTCCGGGACGGCGACCACCGCGGCAACCCGCGCGGGACGCGGGCCCGGCTGCACCAGCGCCCGGAGTCCTGGCGAGACGACTTCGCCGAGCACCAGCAGACCCTCGCCGACGCACAGCAGCGCGGCTGACCAGCAAAGGAGCACATCATGGCCAAGCAGTCGGGCCTCGGCTGGACCACGCTCAGCGTCGACAACGCTGGCGGGACGCCGGTGGACATCCGCAACGACGTGACCAACCTGTCCTTCGCCACGCCCCGCGCGGTGCAGGACGTCACCGGCGTCGACAAGAGCGCCAACGAGCGGCTCCTGCTGCTCGCCGACGCCACGATCACGCTGGAGACCGTCTTCAACCCCACCGGCGCGCACACGGTCTTCTCCACGGTCCCGTCGACCAGCGTCGCCCGGACCACGTCCCTCGGCGTCGGCGGCAAGTCCCTGGCGATGGAGATGCTCTACACCGACTACCCGCTGCAGCGCTCCAACACGGGCGAGCTGACGGCGTCGATCCCCGGCAGCCTCGCTGACGGCACCGTGCCGACCTGGTCCTGACCCCTCACCGAGTCCCCACCCGAGAAGGAGCGGCGCCGTGGCCGGCTACAAGCGGAACCCGAAGATCTACCTGCTGAAGTTCGACGAGACCACCGACTACCCGGGCCTGGAGGTGCAGGTCCGGACGCTGTCCATGGGCCAGCTCGTGCAGGTCTGGACCGGCGAAGGCGACGGCAGCAGCGCCGCCACCTTCGAGATGTTCGTGGAACGACTCGTCGGCTGGAACCTCGAAGACGAGGTCACGGGCGAGCCTGTGCCGATCACCCGCGAGGCGATCGAGGCCGAGGACGACGACCTCGTCAACGCCATCATCAAGCGCTGGACGGCGGCCGTGCTGGGCGTGCCGGCCCCTTTGGACGGCGGCTCGAACTCTGGCGGACTGTCGGCGGCGGAATCGGCCCTGACGGAAATCCCGTCACAAAGCCTGGCGAGCTGATTTACGCCGAGACGATTCTCGGCCTCTGTGACCGGTGGCATAAGACGCCGCCGGAAATCGAAGCACTTCCCGCAAGCGTGTGGCAGTTGCTGGAGATTGAGCGGATGGGGGTGAATCCGGATGTCGAACCTCGTTGAGATTCTGGTCACGGCCAAAAACCTGACCGGGCCCGGCATGGCCGCTGTAAACGCTCAGATCGATAGCACCTCAGCGAAGATGAAGGTGTTCAACAAGACGGCCATGCTCGCGGCAGCCGGGTTCGCCGTCATCGGCGTCGAGGCCGTGAAGGCTGCCAGCAAGTTCGACTCCGAGATGACGCTGCTCCAGACGCAGGCCGGCGTCTCGGCGGACAAGATCGACGGGCTGAAGAAGGGCGTCCTCGACCTCGCGGGGAAGGTCGGGCAATCCCCCGACAGCCTCGCCGAGTCGCTGTACCACGTCGAGTCGAACTTCGAGTCGATGGGCATTTCCAGCTCGAAGGCCCTGAAGTTGACCGAGACCGCGGCCAAGGGCGCCACCGTGGGCCATGCCGGGCTCGTGGACGTGACGAACGCCCTGACCGCTGCGGTCGCTGCGAATATCCCCGGCGTCGAAAACCTCGACGAAGCGATGGGCGTTCTCAACGCGACCGTGGGCGTTGGCGACATGAAGATGTCCGACCTCGCCGCCGCATTCGGCACCGGAATGGTCGCCACGGTCAAGGGATACGGCCTTTCCATCAAGGACGTCGCTGCCGGTTTGGCCGTTTTCGGCGACAACAACATCAGGGGCGCCAAGGCGGGCACGCAATTCCGCATGACCGTGCAGTCCCTCGCCGCCCCGGCGGCCGGGGGCGCCGCCGCGCTGAAGAGCATCGGCCTGGCCACCGACACGCTCGCGAAGGACATGCAGAAGGGCGGCCTGAAGCTCGCCCTCGAAGACCTCGTGGCGCACATGAACGCCGCCGGCCTGTCGAGCAAGCAGCAGGGCCAGTTCATCACCGACGCGTTCGGCAAGAAGGCCGGCACTGGCCTGAACATCCTCGTCGGCCAGATGGACCGCCTGGAGTCGAAGTACCCGGCTCTCGACGCCGGAGCGAAGAACTTCGGCCAGGCATGGGCCGACACCCAGAAGACCTTCGCCTTCCAGATGAAGCAGCTGGAGACCGGCGCGGAGGCGCTCGGCATCACCTTCGGCGAGAAGCTCATCCCGCCGATCCAGTCCACGGTCCACTTCCTCGTCGAGCACAAGACCGCCAGCACCGACGCCGCCCTCGCGATGGTGGCCCTCGCCGCGGCCGCCGTCGGCGTGGCGACCGCGATGAAGGCCATTGCGGTCAGCAAGGCGATCTGGGGCGGGTTGACGACCGGTGCGGCTGCCGCGAGGAGCGTTTTCGAGAGCCTCGCGCTCAAGACCCTGTACATGCAGGAGGCGTTCGTCGTGGCCGGCGGCGGCGCCCGCGGGCTGGGCGCGGCGTTCGGGACGCTGTCGACGGGCACGAAGGTCGCCGGGGCGATCGCGGTCGTGGCCGGCATCGCCCTTGTCGCGAAGCACTTCTCCGACGAGTCGAAGCAGGCGAAGGTCAGCGCGGACGACATGTCCACCGCGTTGAAGAACCTCGCGGCGGGCAACGGTGCGGCCGGCACGATCGCTCAGCTGACCAAGGACGCGGGGAACCTCCACCAGTCCCTCATGCAGCGCTTCAACTCGAACGACTCGCTGTGGGACATCCTCACCAACTCCGGTGGCAAGGCGTCCGCGGCGAAGAAGGACTTCAAGGAGGCCGGCCAGGCGCTCGCCGACATGGTCAACGCCGGGCAGACGAGCCAGGCGGCGGCCGCGCTGCAGAAGATGAACGATGCCGGGCTGCATGTGCCGACGAAGTACCTGAAGGACTACAACGCGGCGCTGGACGGCGTGAAGGCCGAGAGCGACCTCACGGCGGCATCTCAGGGCCGGTTCGGGCAGCAGGCCGAACAGGTGCAGCAGCAGCTCAAGGCGCAGCAGGACGTCGCGGATGGGCTCGCGCAGTCGCTGCAGGCCCTGGACCAGATCAACCAGGCCAGCTACGACAGCGAGACGAAGTTCTACGACGCGATCGGCAAAGCGTCGGAGGCCCTGAAGCAGAACGGCAAGACCCTCGACGTCCACACCGACAAGGGCCGCCAGAACCGCGACGCGGTCAGCGCGATCGCCGCGGCGACGGACGACTACACCTCGAAGCTCTCCGCGCAGGGCGCGAGCATGCAGGACATCGACGCCGCCTACTCCAAGGGCTACAGCTCCCTCGTCAAGGCGGCGGAGGGCTTCGGGTACGGCGCGACCGCGGCGAAGAAGCTCGCGGACAGCCTGCTGCACGTGCCGCAGGAGGTGAAGGTCCAGGGCAACATCGACGACTTGCAGGCCAAGCTCCGCACGGCGAAGGCCCAGTTGAAGACCGTGCCAGCGAGCAAGCAGGCGAAGCTCATCGCGGACATCGCGGACCTGGAACGGAAGATCCGCGCCGCGAAGGCGGAGATCTCGGCCGTGCAGGGCAAGACGGTCGCGATCAACATCGTCACCACCCACTCGACGAGCGGCGTCATGGCGCACGAAGGCGGCGGTTACGCGACCGGCGGCCTCGCGCCGATGGGGCAGACGGCGTGGGTCGGCGAGGACGGCCCCGAGCTGATGCAGGTGACCCCGCTCGGCACCCGGATCCTGAGCAACTCGGACTCGAAGAAGCTGGCCAAGCTCAACGGGCTCAAGGTGCCCGGGTACGCGCGCGGCACCCTCACCAAGGCGCAGCAGGCCGCACTCGACCGGGCGAACGCCGAGCGCGCGGCCCGCAGTGAGGCTCTGGGCAGCCTGGGCATCTCCTACTTCGGGCAGCTCGCGGGCTACCGCTACAACAGCTTCGAGAACGCCACCAGCGGCAGCTCGGGCAGCGTGGGGGAGCTGGAGTCGGCGCTGAACGAGTGGGCGTCGAAGATCAAGGCCGCGAGCCACGGGGCGCAGGAGTCGCGCCTCATCAAGGACTTCGACCGGTTCGGTGCCGCGGCGCTGAAGAACGAGGCCGCGCTGCTCAGCGTAAACAGCAAGCTGACGGCGGCCTCCGACAAGCTCAGCGCGCTCAAGGACGCTGCGGCGCAACTCAAGGACTCGGTCAGCTCCGGGATCGTCTCCGGCGGCTCCATCGCCAAGACGCCGGCCGCGAACGCGTTGGGTGTCGTCGAGCAGCTGCAGGGCAGCGTCGACAACGCAAAGCGGTTCGCCGCTGACCTCGCGCGGCTGAAGAAGTCCGGCCTCAACAGCCAGAGCCTGTCCGAGCTGGCGCAGGCCGGTGTCGACGGCGGCCTCCAGACGGCCGACGCGCTCTCCGGCGCGTCCCCCGCGTACCTGAAGAAGATCAACGACCTGGAGAAGCAGCTCGTGGCCGCCGGCGGCTCCGCCGGGTCCACGGCCTCGAACTCGGTGTACGGCGCGGGGATCGCGCAGGCGCAGGGCATCGTCGACGGGCTGAAGAAGCAGCAGGCGGCCCTCGACAAGGTGATGATGCACGCCGCGCAGGCCATGGCGAACGAGCTGAAGAAGGCGTTCGGCCGGAAGGCAGCAGGCGGCACGGTCGGTGCCGCGGCGTCCGGCGGCGCCCGCTGGGGTCGCACGCTCGTCGGCGAGTACGGGCCGGAGATCGCGGACCTGCCGATCGGGACGCGCGTGCACTCGGCGCCGGACACCGCGCGGATGCTCGGCGGCGGCCAGGCCGCAGCGCCCATGCACTTCACGATCCAGATCGGCGACCGGGAGATCGGCTCCTTCGTCGTCGACCCGCTCCGTCAGGAGATCCGCCGCCAGGGCGGGAACGTCCAGGCCGTCCTCGGCCAAAGAGGGAAGTGAGACATGCACCGGTACTCCTGCTACAACGCGGCGATGGCCACCACGGCGGCCACCGCGAAGGTCACTACGGGCACGGCGCTCAAGACCATGCTGCAGATCGCCACACCGAGCAGCCGGCAGTTGCAGCTCATCTCATGGGGGTTCAGCCTCGACGCGCCGCCAGCCACCACGTCCACCGGTGTCGTCGAGCTCATCCAGACCGACGTCGCCGCCACCGTCACGGCGCACCTGGCGTCCGGGGTGCAGCCCCTCGACCCGAACGCGCCGCCGTCGCTCGTCACGCTGGGCACGGCCGCCACGGGCTACAGCGCGTCCGTGGAGGGCACCCCGACGGGCACGCGCCTCTTCGACGCGATCCAGGTCCCGGGCCTGACCGCGGGCGGCAACGGCATCGAGCCGTACGCGTACCAGTTCATGCCTGATGAGAGGCCCATCGTCGGCGTCAGCAAGTTCCTGCGGATCCGCGCGACGTTCGCGGCCGCCGTCAACCTGACCTGCTGGGCCACCTGGGACGAGTGACCCATGCCCGCCTCGTCCATCGCCCCGCTGATCTCGGGCTGGCAGCGCCGCGTCGGCGGCCTGCCAGGCCCGTACTCTGTCGCGCCCGCGTCCGGGGTGGCGTCGGGCGGCACCGGAGTCAACGGGCTGATGGTCGAGCTGCTGATCGACGGGTCGTGGGTGGACATCACGAAGCGCGTGATGGTGCGCGACTCCAACGGGCAGATCTCCATCACCCGCGGGCAGACCTCGGAGGGCCAGCAGCCCAGCCCCGGCACATGCTCGCTGCAGCTCAACAACAGGGACGGCCTGTTCAGCCCGGCGAACCCGATGTCGCCGTACTACGGGAAGATCGGCCGGAACACCCAGCTCCGCGTGTCCGTGGCCAAGGGCGACGACAAGTCCTACCGCTTCTGGGGCGAGGTCACGGGCTGGCCGGAGGACTGGGACTCCACCGACACCGACGTGTGGGTGGACATCGAGGCCGCTGGCATCCTTCGGCGCCTCAACCAGGGCAGCACCCCGCTGAGGTCGACCATGTACCGGGGCCTGACCTCAATGGCGACCACACCCCCGATCGCCTACTGGCCGTGCGAGGACGGTACGAGCGCGACGTCCCTCGCTTCGGCGCTGACCGGCGGCCAGGCGATGACGTTCCGGGGCACGCCCAACCTCGCCGCGGACACCGGGTTCCTGTGCTCCACCGCGCTGCCGACCCTCAACGGCGCCTCCCTGGTGGGGGTGATCCCGCCCTACACGGTGACCGGAGAGTCCCAGACGCGGTGGCTGATGTGGCTGCCGACATCACCGCCGGACGGCACCCAGCTCATCAAGATCCGATCGACCGGCGGCACCATCCCGTACTGGGCCGTCACCTATGGCACAGGCGGCTCGCTCACAGTCAAGGGCCTCGACACCGACGGACTGACGGTGCTGGTGGCGTCGGGCGTGATGGCCTTCGGCGTCGACGGGCAGCGGATGCGGTTCTCCCTCGAACTCACCCAGAGCGGCCCCAACGTCAACTGGACGATGGGTGCGGTCAGTGCGGCCACGGGCTTCAACGGTCAGTTGAGCGGGACGTTCAATTCGCAGACCGTCGGCCGGCTCACGACGATCACGATCGCGCCCGGGCGGACGATCACCGACGGCGTTTTCGGTCACGTCAGCTTCCAGAACGACGTCACGTCCGCGTTCGACCTCGAAGGTCAGGTGACTGCGTTCGTGGGGGAGTCGCCGTCGGCTCGCATCATCCGACTGTGCGGCGAGCAGGGCGTCAACGCCGTCATCATCACCACGGCATCGACGGACACGATGGGCCCTCAACTCCCCGGCACTTTCATGGCTCTGCTGCAGGAGTGCGTGGACGTCGACCAAGGCATCTTTTTCGAGCGGGAGGTGGCGTTCGGGCTCGCCTTCCGGCCTCGGCCAGCGCTGTACAACCAGGTCCCGCGGATCGTTCTGTCCTACCCCGGCAACCAACTGGCGCAGATCCCGAAGCCGGTGCCGGACGACCAGCTCGTCCACAACAGCATCACCGCCTCACGGCAGAACGGATCGTCCGCGACTGCTGTCCTGAGTCAGGGGCCGCTGTCTGTCCTCGACCCGCCGAACGGCGTCGGCACCTACCCGGACAACCCCACGCTGAACGTCCAGTCGGACGACGACCTGCCACAACACGCCGCGTGGCGACTGCACCTCGGCACGATCGACGAGCCGCGGTACCCGGCGATCAGCATCAACCTGGCGCACCCGTCGATGGCGGCGCAGCGCGTGAACGCCCTGAACGTGCTGTTCGGGATGAACATCGTGGTCTCGTCGCCGCCCTCGCGGCTGGGTGGGGACATCTCGCAGCTCGTCATCGGCATCACCGAGACGATCACGCATTTCGAGCACCGCATCACCTACGTGTGCCAGCCCGAATCGCCCTACGAGGTGTTCGTCCTCGACGACTCGGCGCGCGGCAAGGCGGACACCGACGGGAGCGTGCTGGCGCAGGACATGACGCCCACGCAGACCACCGTGCAGGTCGCGGTGACGGCCGGGCCGCTGTGGACGACGAACCCGGTGGACTACCCGATCCAGGTGATGGCGGCCGGGGAGCTGATGACCGTCACCAACATCACCGGGGCGTCGTCACCGCAGACGTTCACGGTCACCCGGTCGGTCAACGGCGTGGCGAAACCCCACGCCGCGGGCGAGCCGATCTCCCTCGCCAACCCCACCGCCCTGGCCTTGTAGGAGGAGCAGCGCATGGTCTACACCCCCTTCAACGCAGGCCAGACCGTCACGGCTGGGCAGCTCGACACGCTGATCGCCAGCGAAACGATGCCCTGGACACAACTCGACTCCGTCGGGGTCCTCGTGTCCGGGTTCACCATCGGCACCCCCGCCGCGCGCATGCGGAAGTTGATGTTGGCCGGTACGGAGATCTGGGAGTTCGAGGGCCGGATCACCATCGCCAGCCTGACCGCGAACGCGAACACGGTGGCCTTCACCTTCAACACCGGCTTCCGGGTCGGCACTGAGCGCGGCTTCCAGTGCGTCGGCGCGAACACCGCGTTTTACGGCGTCAGGGTCACATTCGAGCCGAATGGCCAGCTCATGGTGGGCGTGCCCACCGCGGCCGGCTCAGGGGCGACGGGTGTCCTGCTCGACAACTGCACCATCACGAACCCCCTCGCATAGGAGTGAGTCCCTGTGAAGACCCTGTTCATCGACGAGTACCCGTCCGAGTCCGGCGGCGGCCGGCTTGGCCGGCATGTGCAGCACGACCCGCGGTCCCGCGCCTACGCGGTGTCGGAGGATCTGCTGCCGTCCACGTACACCAGCGCGGTGCACCGGGTGCGGATCCCGGTCCTGGACCAGGGCGACCTCGGGAGCTGCACCGGCAACGCGGCGGAAGCCTTCGCCGGGACCGATCCGCTGTACGACGCGATCTCCACGCAGGTGACCGCGCGGCCGACGGGTGACCCGGTCGCGGACGAGAAGCAGGCCGTCGCGCTGTACTCCGCCGCGACGCGGCTGGACGACGTCCGCGGCAACTACCCGCCCACCGACACCGGTTCGACGGGCGTGGCGGTCGCGAAGGCCGCGCAGAAGGCGGGGCTCATCAGCGGGTACCAGCACGCGTTCAGCCTCGACACTGCGCTGAAGGCGCTGGCGGTCTCGCCGCTGATCATCGGCGTGAACTGGTACGAGGGTTTCGACCAGCCGGACGCCAACGGGCACGTGAAGATCTCCGGCAGCGTCCGCGGTGGCCACGAGTTCCTGCTGTACGGCATCGACGCGACCAACGGCGTGGTGCTGGCCCGGAACTCGTGGAGCACCAGCTGGGGCGTGCAGGGGACGTTCTCGTTCTCCTTCGACGACCTCGGCCAGCTCCTCAGCGAGGACGGCGACGCGACCCTGTTCGTGCCCGTCTCCGC